GAGTTCCTTTTTGGAGCCCCAAGCAAGATTCTTAAATACTACATAAATATACTTTCCCTTTAAGTCATCTTCTATTGCATCGGCTTCCTTACCTAATTTCAAAATCTTCTCAATGTTTTCGACCTTCTTTTGCGCACTTTTAGGTAAGTCCTTATAGTCAATAACTTCACCACCGAACTGCGCCTTGGCCTCAGTAATTACTTCTTCAATCAATTCTTTTAGTTGTGACCTTCTTATCTTCATTAGTCAAGCTCCAATATATCATTAAGTATTTCATCCAACAAAACTGTTCTGTTTTGTGTGATCAGAGTTTTATATGCCACACTCTCTTGTAGGTTCATAAAAGCATTACTGGTTGATGGGTTGCTTACCATGTCATAACAGACGAGATTGAAATCGTCTTCTACCATATCATAGCCTTCATTGGTTCGGCTTGTACTGCCCAAACCTCTTGAAGAAATACCTAACTTGATATCTCTCTCTACTAGCTTGCCAAGAATCTGACCCTTTGGTGTATCCAACACTTCAATTTCACCAATAAGATCTTCGCCATCCCAACTTGTATTAGTAACTAGATGACTAACATTCTCTAACTGTACAATAGGTGAGTCGGGGTGATCAAGTTCACCTAATGCCCTACGCTCTTGAATAAGTTCTTGATACTTCTTATCTTCTCTTTCAAGAATAGGCCGAGGATAAATTCTATTGTTAGCATTTGGCTTGCCAGCTGCTTGAATAATGCCCTTCATAGTAACGATACCGTCACTAGACTTAGATGGCTTTACGTCTTCATACTCAAACAACAGAAAAGAGTGTAGTAAGTTTGGATCTTGATTTTTTATCTCAGACATTTTTTTCACCCTTATCCCGTTCTTCGTGATTCATGCCATTAATTTTTTCAAGCAAACTTTCTAAGTCATCAATCATTTTACGAATATGATTCAACTCAGCTGTTGCTCTCTTAGCATTGAGTTTAGCAGCTCCAGTAGCAATATCCATTTTCAAGGCATCCAGAATAAACATTCTAGCATAGCCCAAACTTGTATTCAAGTTTTTAGAAATGCCCTCAAACAAACGAATGATATAGTTCATCCGTTCATTGCCGGGTTGCTCTAACAAAACTTTCAAAATAGTATCTTTGATAAGTTTGTCAGCAGCCTCCGCTACGCTCTTAGTACTATATGTTTTGTCCTTAGACTTGCCTTGCCGTTTCATAAATTTCTTCTTCTTCTTTTTCCATTGGTTAACTTCTTTTTCAGTAGGATTGCCTACTGCCGGAATAACGCCATCGTACCCTGCCACACCACCTGTTGTTGATACTTCCTTCTTAACTTTTTTCATTTTATAAATTGTTATCGCGGAAGTTTTTTAGAGATTGTGTTTCTACACTTTCATCGTTTCTAATCTTGGAGTTTTGTGCTTGCCATGCATCAATGTTAGCTTGACCAAATACATGAGAGACATCATTTAAGGGACCACCAACCATATACTCCCACATTCTAGGTGGAATTGTTCGGGGTGATAAATTATCCCCACTCATCATGTCCCAGCACTCCATAATAGTTTTTGCCATTATCCCATCCCATCGCGGTATTGCTGCAAACTAATAGTTGCTATATCATCGCCACCATTGGTCATAGGTCTTCCAGTATAATTACTAAAACCACCATTTGGATTAACGCTCCCAAGCCTATAATTACTTTTTACTGTCGGGATAGATGCTGGCCCAGCGTCGGCAATCGCAAACATCTCATCAAAGTTAGCCGCGGCTTGGCCCCGAGCCTCAAATGCAGCTTGAGACTCGATAGTTCCAACTGTTACATTCTTAGACATTGCTCCTATTGCTTTTTGATTGTTCGCGACGTGCTTTTCTCCTTTGCGAACTCCAAAACCTGTAGTCAAATGATTTATGCTTGCATCAGAGTCATCCGCAACGTCACAAAAATGATTCCATAAAAAGGCTATACTAGCAGATTTTCTGCCAGATGGAACAGGGGATGTAGAATTATACCCATTATCTAAGCCAGACGCATCGCTTAAGGGGTTCGTTATAGCATCAGAGGTTTTTGATGTTGCAGTTCTGTTTTTATCTGGACTACCATTAGGAAATAACGTGTTCCATTTTTCCAATAAAGTCTTTGCCATTAATATGTACTCCTATATTATTTCTTATCCGCCTGCTGCAGCAGATGCGGATGCCCTATCCCATTCTGTATCAATCTCACCAAGCCTATGATTTCCTCTAGTATTACGATACCCACCAGCAGTGGATTTAGAAACAGTAATACCAGACCTTCTAATAGCATCGGATTTAGCGACGAGGCTTTTACCCACGCCAGATACGGTGGAAGTCATAGATGCAGACGAGGAACCATTAGCAACTAAAGCACTCCACAATACTCCAACATCACTATCGTGATGTCCAGGGGGTAAAGGGTTACTAGAGTTAAATCCTTCATCTAAAGCAGAGGCCTCTCTTAATGGATTTCTATGAGAGATTGCTGATGATCCAGAAAGGCCGTTACCGTCCGTACCGTCAGCTCTGCTGGGCATTGCATCGGGACTGCCATTCCCGTTTTGTCCACCAAACAAACCCTCCCAGCGCTGCATAATCGTAAAAGGCATTTACATTCTCCTAAAATAATTTCAACTTATCTTTCATCTCAACTGACAAAAGAATATCTTTCAAATGGCTCGTGGTCACGGTCGGTTGTTTAGCGATACCTTGAAGTTTCTCTGTTACTAGTTCAATCTTTCTCTTAATATCTTTATCTTCTATCACTATTGACTTGTCTGCCACCTCATCCAACAAATCATCGACCTTCTTACAAACCCAACTTTTAAACTCTGCGTTATCGGCAGAAGTATAGTACTTAACCAAGTATCCTTTTTGTTCTGTTGTGAGAAGATGCTTATATGCCTCGTCAAATTTCTGAATAGCCAGAATCAAACTCAATTTTCCTGTTTGAACTTCTTCCAACGATTTATAAGAAGGATTCTCAAACTGGCCTCGTCTTTCTCTTACTCGTTTGGCTTCTTGATTTTCTATCAAGTGATCAAATAAGTTTTCATCTAACGCAAGACGATCTCTAGAGTTAAGGTACTGTTGATCTTCATGTAGTTTGATGTGGAAGCTAGCTAAGGTCTTATAGTTAGGAATCTGTGTCCTAAGTACTTCTTTCTTATTAGTGACCTTAGCAATTTGCTCCATAAGAGCGTTAAGTTCTGAATCCAACTCTTGATGCTTAATAGTTTTATTATATTCTCTTGTAAGATTTTCTACAAATCTAGAAGCAAAATATACATTACGAGCCTCACTATAAAGAAACTGCGAATATATTTTATAAGCCTTAGAGATTTCAGTAGACTTGACAAAATTCTCTCTTAGAAGAGAAAACAATTTTTGAGCTTTAGGAATATTATTTTGTGCAACCTGCGTCAGTACCGCATGGTTTAAAACCTCAAATAATACTCCTACATTTTTTTGTTTATTATGCTTCATCATACACCCCTGGCAAATCTTTAAGATTCAATGACTAAAATAAATATAATAAAGAGTTTCTAAATGTCATTAATAATGCTTCTTAGTGATGAATCCTCTAACTTATTATCACTTTTGTCCTTGACTAGATTCTTTAACATATCTTTTGATTCGTAGTTATACTGCATAATATCAGAAATAGTTCTATCAAATACATCTACTTTGGCGGGTTTGCCATTAGTTTTTATAAAACCATTTCCATTCTCATTATAGCTATAATCTTTAGGATATCCTGGCAGTTCCCGTGTACCCGTAGGATCGTAGGGCATTGCATCCTTTGTCCAATTCTCTCTATCCTCGTTGCTGGCTCCCTCATCGTCATCATCATCATCGCTAGGTTGCTGCCCACCCATACCAGGCTGTTGCATTTCACCTTGCTCAAGTTTCTCAAGAATACTCTTACTGACCGCTTCCTTTTCTTGATCAATCTTTATAGTTGCAATTTCGTTATCAGTAAGTTTCAATACATTCTTCTGTACATAGTAAGAAGAAATAATATCTGACTCAGCCATTTCTCTTGCGGTACCAAATCTTTTATCCATCAAATCAAGATGCATCATCTCTGTAATAGTAGATGGATTAGTTAGTTTCAAGTCAAAGTTGTAAATGGCTGACTCATCATACCCACGGAGATAAAGATGGATAAGTGATATCTTCGCCAGTTCGCTGACAACAATCTTTTGAATACGCTGAATAGTTCTCGCAAACTTAATGTCCTCCTGTGCTAGTGTTGATTTTCCTGAGAGATCTTCTTCCGCGGTAAGATAAGACTTAGGAACGCCGAGAGATATAAAAAGCTTATTTTGGAGATACTCAATGTCTTCAATAGCAGCAGCATTTTCTCCGCCAGGAAGGGTTTCAATCCTACTGCCGCGATCACCACGAACTGGAATAAAGAAATCTTCCAATATAGATTCGGGATTATAACGTAAATCAACATTTCCAGATGATTCCGATACCACTGGTATCCTTTTAAGCTTATCGCGCGCATTCTGCATGTACCCTTCCACATCTTTTGGTGGAATGTTTCCAACGTCAACATAAAATACTCGCCTTTCTGGTGCTCTACTAATACGATAGATTAGCATCGCGTCTTCAGCCATCAAAAGCTGCTTCCATACTTTTCTTGAAGAATCCAAAACCGAACGCCCATACGGCAAAAATCCATCGTCACCCAATATTCGTAAGTGAGAGATTTGATAGTTTTCAAAAACAGTATTCCCTTGTGAAGTCCACTTGAACCTCAGACTATTAGGATCGTTATTGTATCCTTCTTCTCTCTCTACTTCGCTTACAGGCAGTGCAATGGCACCTAATACACCTTCTTTATTAACAATGTCTAATAGATTAAAATGATCTCCATACTTACACATATTCCTAATCCATGTCCATAAGTGAAAATCAATATCTAATCTCTGATATAGTAGTTCCTCTAACTCACCAACAATTTTATCATCGTCTGACATAACCTGTACAGTTTTGCCATCTTCAGCATAGGTCATCGAATCGTCAGCATAAATATCCAAAGCTCTAGTGATCTCAGGGTAGTGATCCATTTCCTCATAGTCTCTTACACGTTCTACTCTCTCAGCACCACCGATCAGATGCTCACCATACATAGTTTGAGTAGCCTTGTGAAAACTATCAAAAGCCTTTTTCTGGCTCATATTACTCGGGCGTTCTGTTGGAGTCTTGTATGTCGCTGAACCGCCCTTAAGTAAACGCTTTAGTAAATCAAATCTATCTGCCATTTCTTATTCCTTTATTAAACTTTTGAGGCATAAAACAAAACTAAACCTAGGACTACAGGTACTAATCCAGCAATCCCACCCCACACACCTGCTTTAACCTTTAGTGTGGCAATATCTATTTGTATTTGTGTAAGCTTGCTGTCTATGTTACTAAACTTACCATCATGTTTTTCTAATTTTTCCATTACCAATTTTTGATATTGGGCCCAGCTATCGTCTACACCAGCCATCTCATATCCTCCTTCTGGCCCCCGCCAGTATCAAAAGTCCATTGTTTTGCTTGATCCTCTGACTTGGCGTTCCAAACACCAAACTCATATGGTGTATTATTAAAGCTAAGTCCTTGTAATAAATCTTTTGTCATTTCTTCGTCTTGACTATTGTACTTAAGAGTGGTCATTCTAACATACATTCCCATGGCTAGCGACATGACAAGATCGTCATTATAACTTGCTAGTGCCTCTGGTTTACCATTATGGAAGATAAATGTCTCTAACTCAGCCACTGTTCTCTTTGAGTGTAAGATAAAGTCATGCGTTCTGAGATCCTCTTCTAGCCGTGCTATACAGGCCGGCCTACTCTTCATACTCATAGTAAAACCAGGCACAGCATTTTTGGGAACATTATAAATATCATAATGTAATTGGTTGGCGTTACCTTCATGTATCTTTGTCAAATCTTTTATAGTCCAATACATATTCTTGTATTCCATTTCTATGATCTTCATCACTACATGATGACCCATAGAAGCGTTTTCAACCACTACATATGCATTGTTATACTGAACTGCTGTATTGTGTATAAGGTGAGCAAAAGCATCTGTATTTACTTTCCCCTTATACTCTGCAACTTGTTCATAATTTTCTACATCAATAATATGGAAGGCAGAGAAATCATTACCGTCACCTCGGGCTATGTCAGCACATAGCATATATTGTTTTGTATAGTCGGGGTACTTCCAAATCCATAGACCTTTATCAATCCAAGTTTTTTCTTCAGGCTCTCTCAGATATGGACGAAAGCCATCATCTGCAACCTCTTCTTCATTAGGATGTTCTTCATACCACTTAAGAGCCTTCATACTCACCACATTATTACCCGATTGTAAAAAGTCACAACCATGTTCTTGAGCAAATGCTTGGTCGCCTATTTTCTTTTTTTCAAGTCGAGCCCATTCATCATCTCTATCGGGATGTAGGCTCCAAGGTAAAACTATAGGATTAAAGGAGATATGTTTACTTCCTACTTTCTCACTAGTTCCTGCAGCTGCCTCTATATAAGTCTTATGAAACCAATTACCAATACCGTTGGGAGAGGATAAGACAATACAATCACCACCTGTAGATAGGGTAGGTTGAGCGGCAACCCAAATAGTGTCCATCGCCTTAATAAACGCTGCCTCATCAATAATGAGAAGACTCAAGGCCTCTGAACGAGCAGCATCTTTAGATGTGGTTCCTGTGGCACCTGCTTTTATTTTACTGCCATTAGCTAGTTCTATACTCTGTCGGTTATCAACAAGCATATCACTCTTTAGGAAGTCAGGTATTTCTTGGAGGAACACTCTTACCTTATCAACAAGATTAGTAGCTGTATCTCTCTTGGTCGCAAGAATGAATACTTCTTTGTCTTTGAAAAAGTTGGCCAACCATCCAGCGTATGCCGCACAAAGTGTACTGATACCTAATTGGCGAGCCTTAAGAATTACATTGTAGGAGGTGTCTAAAAATTTATTAAGAGTTTCTTCTTGAAAATCATAAAGATCAAAAGGCATCAAGCCTTTACGCGGGTGTCTTACCCTTCCATAAGTTTTGAAAAAATAGACAGGATCTTTTCGACACTTGATATATTCTTTTAGTTCTTCTTCGTTCATCCTTGGCCAACCATATTTTTCTGACCTTGTATCCAAGCTGTTTTAGGTTCAAATACCTTAGGCAAAAGACGAGCACTCTTAACGCCTTCAACATTAAACTTTTTTATATGCTTGGCCCTCGGATCATATCCCCACAAAAACTCTTTGTCGCCTTCATGCTTTATTTCATAAGGCTCTATGTTTCTAGTTACTGTGTCGCCCTTTTCTACACGGCCGGCTGGAGGTGGTCGCTTAAAAACTTTAGGTGTTTTTTCATACCTAATTTTTATTACTTGGCGATTCATTATACCATCAATTAAGACTCGCGTTATTTTATTGGTCGTATTTAATTTAGGCATCGTCTTCCGCAGGTTTTTGGTCTAGACGTTGCATTTTAGCAATCTTATAATCTGGTTCTAGTACACTAGTCAACTCAGAACGGGTAAGAGTGGTTGACACATATACAACAGCTTGGTAGTCTAATACGCCTTGGTCTAGTTCCGCAACATTAACTCCTTGAAGTGCTTCCACTTCAATGTTGTTAAGAGATAGGTCGTACTTTAATCTCCTAAGCTTTTGATCTTTGTTGTCTGTAGTGGTAAAGGGTATTTCTAATACCAATTTGAATTTTTTTGTTGTTTCGGGAACATCTCTATCCACATCTTCTTCGGCCTCTTTAAGAGCGTTGGAAAGAGTGCTTTCAGTAGGCCCAAAGCTATCAGCATAATCTCCAAATAACTTATATTTAGCAATTAGCATATCAAATTGTTTTTGATTTACAACGGTATCCAAAGCAATCATAATCTGTTTACGAATTCTTCCTACAAAACCTAAGTCCATTAAACGAGCCGCAATCATTGCCATCCATTTATCATGGGCACGTTTAGAGTTTTTCTTATTGGCATTAATAAATCTAGCCATCAAATCTCTAATACTACCCTCATCTTCTTTAATAATAGTTTTTAGCTTCATATTATTTTAACTCAATTTTTAGATGTATTAAACTTATTAATTTATGCAGACTGCCCGAAAGCAGTCTGCATTTTTTAAGGGTTATGACTAACCCACTGCGGCTTTTATATCACCAAAAGTTTCTGCCACTTTCTTACTTCCGCCACTCAACAATCCAGCCGTAAGCACTTGTCCTAAGACCGTAGCCTCTCCATTAAACAATAGTGCTATTAAGTCCACTGGTACTTGATTGGCAATCAAAAAAGAAACAGCAAAAGCGATAGGAACCTTAAGTCCCTTACCACCTAAGAGTTTCACGTAATACTTCCAACCGAAAACAGTAGCAAGACCTCTTTCAATAATAACAGAAAGAGTAATCAGCAGTGCAAACACACTGGCTACGTTTTCAAGTATAGGTCCAAATTCCATAAACATTCTCCATGTCGGTTAATTATTTTACATCAACCATTTTGTCTTTCTGCAGAATTACTAAATAAATATCACTTGTTATGCTAAAAGATCAATATTCCTACCTTCACTAACGTGTCGCAACATTCTTGTAATGTTTTCTCTCGCCTTGGGAGCGTTGCCTATTGATCCTACAGGAGAACTATCCGAAAAATTAACTGATGTTTTAATTCTATAAGCGGCAGGATTATTCATCTGTTTATTATCTCCCCTAATATTTGTGACGTTGCTCATCATTGATGAAGTAGGTCCATTGCGCAAAATCATTTTCTGACTCCTATTTCTTTTTTTTGAGTCTTGATTTTTCCTTTCGTCCCTTGTTCTTAGATGAGGGCTCAAATCCTGCGATGGTGCCACCGCGGTGACTAGCATCTTTTCCGTCGCCATTGGCATACGTGCCCTTGTCTCTGTTGTACTTGTTGAGCTTGGCCCTGTAACTAGTTTTGGATTTATTATACTTACGTTCCCTATCATAGTCCCTTCCATCGGCCTTAGAATACTTATGAGCTTCTATTACATCTTTTAGTTTCATGGTAATCTCAGAAATCCTTCGTAATCGGTGTTGCCGCTTTTTATATATCTAATTCTACCTGTATTGTAGTCTACAAAATCATAATAAAGCCTTGCACCTGGGCCACCACGTTTTTCAGCCTTCTGCACTATGCTTCCTAAAGCTTTTTTAGCAGGCCGCGTTGCTTGTTTAGTCCATTCGGCTGATGGTGTGCCATCGCCATCAGCAACTGCTAAACGAATATGGCCGGACGTAAACGCCTTCCCATAACTTATACCCTTATCGGCGAGGTACTCTTCATGCCCACTTCTCATCTTCTTTACCTTCCCATTTGGAAGTATCCAATATTGGGTAGTGGTATACATACCCTCTCTTATGAGAATGTATTTTAGTTTCACTTCTTAAACCCTCTATTAACCATCTTATGGCCACGTTGTTCTAAGGAAACAAGAATGGCATCTAAATAACGTCTTCTATCAGAAGGGCTAGTTGCCCCTATCTTGTCCAACTCATCCCAAATGTTTTTAATGACTCGACCTGCAATAGATCGTGTCTTATTAACATTAACAGGTTTACTATTAGCTTCACTTAGTTTCATTGTGTTTTCTCTTTACCACTTAAGTAACCAGCAATAATGCCAATTACGCCAGTTACAGCCATTTGCAAAAGATTGACCACACTCTCATCTACCGGCCGGTGTTCTTGTAAGGCTACATAAAAATCACCAACAACTATTACCATTAGTAATGACATAAGGCCACCAGTTAATATTAAACAAGTCCAATCTTTTATCGTTCTCATTTTCTATCTCTATTTTTCTTATCATAACACTCCTTACAATTCCACAAGGCACGTTTGTTAAGAGCATTATAATGTGCAAGCAGTACTACCCTTTGTAATTTTTCAACTTTTTTATGGCACGTATCACATTCTAATTTTACAGGATTTGATATTGTCATCCCCGTTAAACACTAAAGCTTTCGCCACATCCACAACTATTTTTAGCAGATGGTATATTAATGGTAAACCCAGCGCCCATAAGGCCGTCAGCGTAATCAACAGTTGCGTCAGCCAAATAAAGAAGACTCTTCATATCCACAACAGCCCTTACTTCACCATGCTCTGTTACCATATCTTGTTCTGTGATCCCTTCCGGTGGGCAGTAGTCCAACTTCTTTTGGAATCCACTACAACCACCCCCCTTTATTGCAAGACGGAGCATAGTGTCTTTGGGGAGTTCTAACTTATCTAATAGTTCTAACCATTTAGATTGAGCTGGCTTAGTCATTACCATTACTTTACCTTTTTATCCAGTTTTTTGGCAAACTCAGTGTCGTACTTTGTTATACTGTTCTGGTTGTGACTTCGTAAACTAACCTTAGCCTTTTTATCCTTACTATCAAGAACTAGTTGGGGGTGATGATTTTCTTTTACTATCAAATCAGTAATAATTTTCATAAACTTAGTGATCTTCTTCCAATCTTCAAACTGATATCGCTTGACGATATATCCTCCATCTTCCTCCCAACCATCTAAATTACTCAATTCCACATGGAGTTCATCTTCACTCAACCAAAAGTTCTTTCCTATAGCTTCTTGTAATCTCATCACTTACCACCTTGTTGTTTAATCCATCTCTTCGCGATGCCGCTCTTTATAGGCATACGCATAAACCTCTTGATGGCGGTGTAGATATGTTTTTCAAACAACCTATTATCATTCTCTCTCTTCGCGACTCTAATTTCAGTGTTATCAACAATGATAAAGTTTTGCTTAAATAATCCTTGAAATTTACCCAAGTTTTTCTGAACCGCATTCCATATATCTTTTACCATCTTCTCTGGTAGTACCCTATCTCTTGTTGCGTTTCTTTCTTGTGCAACCTCTAGAGTAGTATTAATAAAGATCATATAAGTGTCATAACCATGTTTTTTTAATTCCGTATACTTCTTCTTTATTTTGGTATAGTCATCACCGGTGCCATCAATCAAGAGGCCTAATCTACCTTGAACATAAAGATTTTCCTTAGCTTGCTTTATTTTTTTAGCCTTACCTCTAGGAGAGTCATCTCCTATAGTCATCTTTGCAAACTCCTTGTCGGATAGCGACCCTAATTTTTTAGGATCAACACCCGCCTTCTTAAGAAAGTACTCAAACTCTGGATCAGAATTAACTACCTTTAACCCATCTACAGAAAAACTGAGATTTTTAGGGACACCAGCAAGTTCTCCAGCGACAAAAGACTTACCACTGCCAGGTCCGCCAGCTAAAAAGATAGCCTTAAAGATACCAGGATCATTAACACCTTCTCTTAGTTCTTTGCTCGACTCTCTTATAATATATCCTAACTTCATCTTAACCTCCACATTCTAATTATCATTCCAGCTTTCATCTTCATCATCTAAGGCCTTCAATACCTTAACAATCAAACATGCCGATAAAAACATAACAATACCACAAATAATTAAAACCCCTCTTATTTCTTCTGGGACTTCCATCAGTACTGTTCTCCATCTATGTACTCTTATTGGCGACTACTCCCTTTTGCCAACCATGCAGCAGTGGCTGCTATTATTGCCGTAATACCGCCGTCCACAAATGATAACTGTAAAAACTCCTGTCCATATCTATCATTTTCTGTAGCAATAGCTAAAATCCAATCCAATAATTCCTTAGCCCCTCCAACACTTAATCCTGTTATTGCAGGATGGTGTCCATTGTCAACTGGCTTTACTCGTTTTTTATTTGTAGAATTTGCTGATGACTCATTAGCTGTTCTTTGCAATCTTCTAACTTCTTTTTTTAATTCCTTATAAGCAAAAGAAATTGATGAAGGGGTTTTGTACCCTTCTTCACCATCTAAGAAATCATCGGCCTTTTCTATTACTCTTGACTCTAAAATATTTAATTTTCTTTTAGTCAAAATATTTCTTT